CTAGTTCGGCCATATATAATCTACCTATAAAACCATTTGTTTGTTGATTTTTTTGTTTAGCACCTACAAAAATTATTCCGTTAGATTCTATAATATCTGTTAACTCTTCTCCCTCAAAAAAAGTTTGACCTTTTATTGTAAGACCTGAATCATCTTTTATAGAATATACATAACCATTACTTGCTGCTGCTAGTATTACAGCACCTGCATCTGTCAATCCTACCCATGATGTATTATCAGGTAAATCTTTTACAATAGCAGGCGCACCTGAACCTGAAGATACATTTAATAAATTACCAGTTGTACCATCTACACCAAAAATAAAATCTTTTGCTGTAAATACTCTTGTGTAATTTTTACTTACAGTGTTGTAGTCAGACCATGTAGTAGTTGATACATCATATTTTCTTATTGTTCCGTCAGTTCCATCACTCATTGCAACGTATAAATCACCACCATATATGATCATATCTTGCACTGTTCTTGATGGATTAGATGAATCTGGTGATAATTCTGTAAAGTTAGCACCATTGTCTGTAGATTGCTGTACTTTATTACCATCACCTACATAAATAATATTATTACCAGATACTAATACCTGGTTAGTAGCAGTATCACTTCTTGTTAATGTTGTTTGGTGTAGTAATTCTATCTTGTACTGTTCACCTTTTTCTCCTGCATATCTAAATACATTTACACCTTTACTATCAAAAAATCTTCTAAAGTCATTAGGACCTGTATTTCTTTGATGCGCCTGGTCTAGTCCTTGTCCACCAGAAAAATCTGATCTTCCGTAACTTTGTCCAAACTCTGCTCTAAATTCTTCTGGTACTTGTGCTGTGTTTATTTGTTGTGCAGCTAAAGGTGCGGTAGTTATACTAAATTCTCTACCTGGTGCTGTTGCCATTCGTAATAATAAATCTGTAACACCATCATTAATAGATGCCTCATATCCCCACGCTAGTGGTCTAGGTACTTTTGATCCTGTAGGTACTGGCATATCAAGTAGTAAAACTTATGCCGTATAGATCAACACCTGCAGGAAATCTTGTGCGTTGTTCTCTTCTAGCTCTATCTAACAATACACCGTAGTAACGAAGTAATGCATTCCTTACACGTTCACCAGAACCTAAAGGAACACCTCGTATTTCTAAACTTTCTGTAATAAAATTTTGTGTTGTTGTATCAACGTCTAATTCAGACAACATTTGTGCTACAGCTCCTACCATAACTATTTGTTCATGAAATTCTTCTAAGCCTGATACTGTATTTAAATTATCAGTTTCTGCAGTAGGTCTTGTAAATTGTGCTGCATAATTAACATAAACACTTTTACCACTTGTTGGTCCTGTTGGGAATTGTATTGCTACGTTTGTAGAACTAGGTGTAAAATCTGTCAACAACTCTAATGATATATCTGCATAATTTGTAACAGATGATGTAGAATTATTTATTTTTGCTTTTAAAATTCTTTTCATATCAGCAGGTCCCTCGACATAATTAACTGAAGTTGTAGTCAATGTTGTATTTTTTACTGCATATAATGCAGGATATAAACCTACTATTTGATCACCTATTGCATTAGCAACATTTAATCTTGGATAACGTGGTTTCAATAATATATCTGCACCTGCTGCATGACTTGCTATAGTTGATCCAAGTCTTGCACGTTCTACAGTTATTGTTCTTGACACAGTATTTATATCTTCAACCATCATAAGTTCTTGTCCTATTTCTAATATAGAACCTGAACCTATTAACTCTTCTTCTTCCGGTGTCCATAAATTTGCAACATAAGTTATAGACGTGGTGGATGCAGAGTTATCTATACCACTAGCTAATTGTGATAATGGTTCTTGTTCTTCTACTGGTCTTAGATATTCTCTATAAGTTCTATTTATTAATTCAGCAAATGTAGACATTACTTCTTCTTTCTCTTCCTTTTAGCTTTATTTTTTTTGCTGTTAGGAAAACCTTTTTTCATATCAGCGTAAGCCTTTTTAGATATAGTAGAGTTCTTTTTTGATCTACTTGTACCTGCTTTTTTACGCTTGTTTATGTTGTAATATAAACCTTTTTTAGCCACCATTCACCTCCTATTCACCAAACATTCCGACACCAACCACCTGTATACCTAATCTTCCATCAAATATTTCGTCTGCCTCAAATGAATCAGGAAATGATTTTACAAAACTATCACTTATAATTGCTGCAGACTCTAGAACTGTAGAGGTTTTACCCTCTTTTAGAATTAGTAAGATACCCATTAGTATCTAGCTTTCTCTATATATAAGAATTATTTTTCTGTTAGCTGACTCTGTTGATCCAGATACTACACGTAGGAAACCTGCGGAACCAAATGCAAAACCACTAGGATCAACTCTTATTAGATCACCTGTGCTTACTGTGTAACTTAATGCACTTCCATCAGTCTCTTTTATATCAACCCAACCACCAGGACTTGATGCAAATTGTATAGTTATTGTTGAACCTGTCATAGCTGACGGTAACACTATACCTGCAAGTAACATCCCATCTGTATTTGAACCTGCACTTGCAGTAGATCCTGCGTCTATTTGTATTACGTCTTGTTTACTTCTTGCCATATTATAAATTATTTTAACATACTCACAAGACCGCTAAGGTGGTTTAGCGGTCTTAGTGAGTAATATTTATATCTTTGTTTTATTGATTATGCGTTAGAAACGTTATCAATTTCACAGTGATATTGCTGTGGACCAAAGTCAAATCCCATTTCCATGTAGATTGCTTTTGCCTCTCTAGCGTAATCATCTTGGTCAATATCTCTTACGAACATTGTTCCATATCCTGGAATGTTCAAGAATACTGGCTTGACAAATGATAAATCAACAATGAAGTTTTTCTTACCATCATTAGATCCTGCAGGTAAATAATCAGACAAAGCTAGTCCGATTGAACCAAAAGGAGTTACGATAGTATCAATATCAACACCGCCGACATTTCTGTCTCTAGGTAAAATACCGTAGTTTTTACCTGATACAACAGTTGCATTAACAATTTCTTTGTTAAGATCAAGTAATGCTGTTGGTTGACAGAAAAGCACAAGGTCTCTCATTGGTGCGCCTGCATCATACAATTTTTTCATTGCTGCTGCAATAACATCAAAGTTAAGTTTTTGTGCGGTTCCTGTACCATCACCATCTGTGTCATGATAAACAATATTGCCTCCTGATAGAGAACAATGTTGATCAAGACCTCTCATTTGACGATTCTGACCACTGTTTGATCCGTCGTTAAACTGACCATTAAATGCTTGGAACTCAACTTTCTTTGCTACTGTTTCAAGTAATAAAGTCATTTGATACGCAAGCTCATCAGTAACTGGATTGTTTCCCTCTAGTGCTAACTTGTCAATACTGTTTTTATAGTTAGCTGCTAAATCAAACGGTACAATTTCACCACTAGCTGCTTGTGCGGTAAATGTAACTTGTGCTGCCTCATGGAAAATTTCCAATACTCCCTGTTGTGCTGAACGGCTTTGACCTGAATATGTAGGTTGTCCGCCCTCTGCAGCAGGAGTAACTGAAGAAACAGTTACATTATCTTGTGTTTGAAACTGGAAGAATGTTGAGTTAGTAACAATTCCACCGTTCAAACCACCTGATGCGGCTAGTAGAGGAGTTCTTGTAGGTGTGATTTTAAACAGCTCACCAGTAAAGTTATTAACATCACTAGCTACTACGGGATTTGCTCCGCTTATTGCTGGCATTTAAATCTTTCCTTTCCTCTAATTTGCATTAGATAATACTTTTACTTTTCTTGTTTCATGCGATCTTGCATGTACATTTTTGCTCGTATAGATTCTGCGGGACTGCCATTCTTGACAATCTCATCTAGTATCTGCAATGGATCCTCTTCACCTATAGATGCAGATTGTTGTTGTATAGTTTCAGATTTTTGGTCTGACTCCATAATCTTTTCTGCAGCTACGTAATCATTTTGATTCACATTTTGATCAGCATTTATTCCGTAGTTGTCAGATAGCCATGAAGATAATTCGGTAGAATCTAACTTACCATTATAAAGATCTGCTGCCATCTTACCTGTTCCTTGTGTAGGATCTAATCCAACCTCTTTGAACAAATTAGTTTTAGCATAACTTCTTAGTTCCTTATTTTCTTTTTCCAGACGTTTTGTGTAATCTCTAAAAGATTCCTCGCCTTTCTCCGTTGACACTGTATCTGTATCCTTTACTTCTTCTGTCATTTCTATACTCCCTCTCTACCATTGTTCACATTCTCTATTACCGGTAGGAATCATAATAGGTGTGGCTCTACTTGTTACTAACTTATAAGTGAAAATTCCGCCTTAGAACTAGGCATTTACACCACAACGATTTGATACTTAGTAAGTACGTTGGCATTCTTACTAGAACGGTGATCTATTTATATACTGGCGGATACTACCTACGCCATCACAATAATTATAACAGATGTAATATAAGGTAATTTATATGAGTGGACTTAGATTTCTTCTAATCCTGTAACACCTTGTTGTGTTATAGCTGTGCCACCAGTTGCAGAGAACAAGGCCTCTTCTTCTGCCTCTAATTGTTCTTGTAATCTTCGTGCCTCACTATCACCAAAAACCTCTGCCTCTAAAAATTCTGATGTACCAAATATATTTCTATCACCTCTATATTTTTGTGCTAACCTTTGTAACCTAGGTATATTTGTTTCTGCTTTAGCTGCAAGTTGTTGTGCTAGTGTAGAAGATACTCCCGCAGATAAAAGTCTTTGTGCTTGTGATAATGATACATCTACGTCTTGTTCTGCAAATGCACCACCAACTTGCGATATTTGTATTCTTTGTTCTATAATATCTCTGCTTATATCCTCATTTATAAAACTAGCAAATATAGATTCATCAGTTATATCATCTTCTGATGTAGCAACATTAGGATAATTTTCTATGTAATATCTTTTTACAGCATCAAACTGTGGAAATAATAATGTATATGCTGTATCTAATCTTTCTTGTAATTCTCTAGGTGCAACATCATTTTCAAATAATTGAACTATTTTATTCTCAAACAAATCAGGATTTAAATTATAGTCTGCAAGATAATTTTTATACGCCTCTACGTTTGTAACATAATCAAGTTCTGGTGTTGGTCCCTCTAATCTAAGTGTTACACCATCATCTCTGAATATACCAGGAAACTGATCTTTATAAGATTGTGTTTGTCTTAGCTCTCTTATAGCATCGTCTGCCTCACCACCGTTACTGTTGTATATATCTAAAAATGTATTTAATAATTCTTGATTCATCCATGTATAGTTAAGTCTTGCATACTCTTCTATATCGAATGGTTCTACAGGATCACCCTCTAATATAGGTAATGTAGGTCCTTGTGGTGGTGGATTTTGATTAGCAGGACCTATGTCAACTTCTTCAGAAGTTCCATCACTATATATTGTAAGTCTATATTGACGACCATCTCTAATGTATGTAGTAATAGATGTTATTGTAGGTTGACCTATATCATCTGCTGTTGTTACAGTTGTGTCAGTAGCTGTATCTTCATTTTCAAGATTTATACTATCATCTTGTTGTATGTTTTGTAATGCTCTTTGCCTTGCAGTTTCTTGCGCTCTTTTATTTGCAATAACAGCAGGATCATTTGCTGCTTGCTCACGTATAACATCTAAATCAGTATCAGCAGTAAGTTCTGTATATGTAAATTGTTCACCTTGATTTTGTAAATACTTTGCTACAAAACTATCTTCTGGTAAAAATCTATCACCATTTGGAAAATATATTCTTCTTACCATTTAACTTTATTAGCCCAATATGCTGCGGACATTTTACCTTTCTTAATATTTTTAGCATGCCTTGCCTTAAAAGATCTTGACCTTGCAGTATTACCTTTATCTCCTCTTACACCTTTTTGTCCAAATCTAATTAACTTTACTTTATTTCCCTCTTTAGCAAGTACAGCATGTGATTTTTTAGGATGTTTAGGAGTTCTTTTTGGTTTGTTATAACCTGCAAATTTTTCTCCTCTGTATGTAATAGCCATTATTTAACCCTCGTATTCCACATTGTTCCTCCTGTTACTCTTTGTCCTGGTTGTCCAAAAACTGACGTTAAATCTTTTACAGCTTTATCTTGGTATGTTTGTGTACCTAAATCAGCAGCAATCTTAAATGCAATATCTTCTCTTTCTTTAATATCATTTGTAGCTATAAATTTTGCCCACTCTTCAGATTGTTCGTCTGGTGCTTGTCCAACTAAAGTTTGCCATTCGTATCTCCATTGTGCTGCTGCAGAAGAATATTTTTTTACATTAGTACCTTTGTATTGTGGATGTGCTGCAACAAATGAATCTTGTAAAGATGGTATATATGTTTCTGCGTACCAATAAGGATTTGCTTGTCTTTCATTTGCTATAGATTCTAAATCTAAACCGGCAGTTGAGCCTGGTCCTAATATATCTTCTATATCATTAGCTATACCTTGTGTAGCAATAATAGATTCTACTGGCTTACCATCTACTATTGCTTGTACTTCTACAGGTAAACTGTAAGGTAATCTATCATTTTTTAATTTATTAAGTATGTTTGTTACATCATCTTGTGTTGCATAACCTGTAGTTCCAATCATGTTATTAGTTGCAATCACAGATACTAAATCTGGATTTATGTTTTGAAAACCTTGTTGCATCATGTTAGAGACTATAGAGTCATAGCTTTGATTTAATTGTGCATTGTAAGATGCAGGATCACTTGCTTTAAATTTTACTGCTTTACGTTCCGCATCAGTATGTGTTCTATACCATGTAGTATTCATTAGTTCAGAATCTCTTGGTGTTCTACCCTCTTGTGCTGCCTCTAGTGCAACAGCTAAATAGTCATAGTTACCATTTTCATCTGTAGACAATAACCAAGGTGCTGTCTTGGCCTCTTCTTTTATAGTCTCTACTAAATATTCGTAAGATGTAGCACCCTCTTCCATCTTGCCACTTATTTGATAAAGCTGATTAACAGTGCCAAAATTAAAACTATTATTCCACATTTCAGTAGTTATTTGTCCTTGTGATTCTACAACTTCATTATTAGATACGACTGTATTAGGTACTAAATTATTTACACCAATACCTTTTTGTAATATTTCTAATTGATCCTCTATTAAATATTTCCATGTAAAAGTTTCACCAGTAGGTAATTCAAGAAATGCCATAAGCCAAAACTTATCATCTTCTTGTACTACCTCGTAATCTGATGGTAGTGTAGTTATTAACTTGTTTTCTTCTTTACTTTGTACTGCCATAAATAAATGTTTCTTTAAGTTTATCAGGTTGATTTTCTGAATTTGCTTTATTTTTGTTCATATTAACCATTGTATTTATAAAGGTTTGGCCTATGTCGTCTGGATTAGACTGTGGTGCTTGAAAACCAGGTAAGTAATTAGACACATATTTGCTATCTTGTTTATCTGGTAACATTTTAATTAGCCTATCTGTTGGTGATAAATATTCTACAACATCCATAGTGTTACTTATATGTTCCCAATTTACATCTTCTCTTTCTATAGAACTACTAGGCATACCATAAAAATTTAATATAGACTTACCCATGCTTTTAAAATAATAATCTGCAGTTCTTTTTATTTCTGGTGCTGCTGCAACCATGATACCCATACCAAATACAACAGTTTCCCATATATCAACTAAATCTAATATACCTGATGGTGTTGTTAATTGTGCAGCAAGTCTAGCCATTCTGTTTCTTATTCTTTTTTTTACTGTTTGTTCTATTGGTAATTGATCAGCTATATTATTGTATTGATCTACTATATTTAAAAATTGTGATTGTTCATCTGGTGTCAATGCTGATGATGCATTATCTATAATAGATTCTGCTCTATCATCAGCTCCAAAAACTTGTGTATCTTCTGCCTCTATAAGATTCATAAATTCGTCAAAATCTGGATCTTGTTTTCTATATTCGTCAAATATACTAGATTGTTCTATATCTGATATGTCATCTGGTATATCTACGTCTGGATCTAAACCACCTAATTTTCTAGGATCATTAGCATCATCTATTTGTTCAATATCATCTAGTAATGCTGCTCTTTCTTCATCTGTTAAATCTAATGTATCTCCCTCATCTAAAAATTCTTCTGTCATAGCATCACCGTCTGCTAAATCATCAGGTGGATCTGTTATTTCTTCTTCTGCCTCACGTCTTAATCTATCTGCCTCATTAAACCTTTTAAGAAATTCTTCAGTTTCAGGATTAAGGTTCGGTAACATATCATCATCAAACTCATCTTCTAAAGGACTTGTAAAATCTAAATTGTCTAACGTTTCTTTGTCTTTAATTTTACTAATATCATCTGGTGCTTTTGCAGAAAACTCTTCCCATTCTTTTATTCCTGTTTTGTATCTACCAAATTCATTATGTTCAAGAATAAAATTTTCAACAAAAGATGTACCTCGTGCAGTAGGTGTCAATCTATCATCTAATTTTTTTGCTACTTCAATAAACTTACTTAACTCTTCAGTTTGTTGTGATGTTAAAAAAAATTTATTACCATACTCTTCAAGATCTGTAAGATTTAGTAAATCATCATGTATTCTTGTAGAATTAGTTGTATTAAGACTATCATTTGCTATTTCTGATGCTTTGTAATATTCTTTTTTAAATTCTTCAAACAGTTCTTCTGTCGTTAATTTATCATAATCCATTATTTTTTCCAGGATTTCTTTGCAGTTTTTTGTGCTGCTTTAGATAATTCCCCATAATGATATAATCTTTTACTTGATTTAGAATGCTTAGCGCCACTATGTAACTGACCATTAGGCATCTTATGATACTTACCTTTATAAACTTTACCTGATCTAAAGTAATGTTTTACACCCATTCCCATTATTTTTTCTTTCTTTTTTTAAGCATTTTAAAATCAGCACCAGTAATTTTATTACGTGGTGGTGCAACTCTAGCTATTTTCTTTTGTTTTGCAGAGTATCCTTTTTTACCTTTTGGCATTATATATCTCCTATCTGTTGTCTTAGTTTCATTTTATCACGTCCTGCATTAGGATTTGTTGGTTTTATTCTATCTAATAAAGATCTTAAATAAATATCTGTAGTTTCAAAAAAATTAGCTGCATCATCTTGTATGTTCTGTGATTCTTTTTGCATAGTTTGACGTACTGGTTCACCGTATGCTTTATCTAATATTTTATTAGAAATATTTGGATATTTAAAATCTTTTAGTTTCATCAGGTCTCCACCAGTTTTTTCTTGCTTTGCTATACCTGCTTGTGCATCCATAATAAAATCACTATCAGGTTTGACCATACCATCTGTAGACCAATTCTTTCTACCATTTGGACCATCGCCCTCTACATAACCTCCTATATAAATAGCTGCAACTGCATTAGCGTAAGGATTGCTAATATTTTCTACAAATGGCCTGCCATTATCAAACAACTCTGGAAATCTTAAAGATAATCTTTTTGTCCAAAAATCATTTATTTGCCACAAACCATAATCTCTAGATCCGTTTTTATTAGGAGGACTTATTCTGTTTTGTGAATATCCAGTAGAAAATCCTGCATCACTATGTTCTGCTAATGCAAATGCTACTAATACTTCCATATCATCTGGATCGTCAACATTAAGTATGTCAGGTGATGTATTTTTAGGATCAAATTCATCATCACTTATGTTTTTAGATTTTACATAATTGTCAGCAAAAACTAAATAAGTATACAGTTGTTCTGGTGTGTATCTTTCTTTATCTGGTTCTGCAGGAGGAAACGTTATACCATTAGCCATTAATAACACCACCATAATTTTTAACATTAACCAATTATATCTCGCATTCTATCAACAGAGTAGGTTAAATAAGAAACATTTCTTGCTTGTTCAGCTCCTCTAAGTTGTGATTGTATTTCTGGTTGCATTTGTTGTTCTATATAATCAGCAGTCCTATCTACTGCAGAATCTGGTGCAACTAATTTATTATCAGGCATTATACCCCTATTAATAAGTTCTAAGTTGCGGTTATAATCTATAGCTGCTTTTTGATAATCTTGTTCTGACGATCTATAAAAATCCATAAAAGCTGCCATTTCTCCTGTGCTTAAATCAGTTCTTGCACCTACAGTTTCTAATGCAGATTGCACTGCATTTTTTACTGCTAACGGACTAGCTTGTGGATAAACAATAGGATATATTGTTGGTCTATTCATAAAGTTTTCTACAGCATTTTGTAAAAATGGTCCTATCTTTTCTAATTTATAATTAGCCTCTATCATTGCAGATTTCATAGCAGAACGTGTTCCCTCACCCCATTCTCCTGCCTCGGCATAGTATAAATCAGGAGATAAGAAACCTGCTTGCATAAGTTGTAGCTGTATAGCCTCTTGTTCGTCAGGTGGTAAACTTATCCATGATATTTTACCCTCTGCCGGACTACCACTTATGTGATCAAAACCACCGTATAAATTTTCTATACCATAATCAGATACAGTAAATTGTTCTTTAGCATCTTGTACAAAACCCTCTGCAGTTGGTTCTTGAAATTCTTGTTCAACATTTTTAAATATAAAATGATCTGCAGGTAAATCACCAAACACACTTAAACTATTATCTTCTACTAAACCTGTAAGTGTGCTTTTTAAATCCTCATAATTTTCTTGTTTTTCACTTTCTGTACTACCTGATATTTCTTGTAAATTTATAAGAGGATCTTCTAATGCTTTATTATATTCTTCTGATGTAAGTTCTTCTAATTTAAAATTTTCAAATGCACCTGTTATAGGATTCTGTGTAAATGTCATATATGTACCTTGTCCAGTATCTGCATCAGTAGCTGTTCCATCTTCTAATGCGTTTTCTTTTAGTGATACATATTCTCCTGATGGCACATAATTATTAGCGTCTGCAGGTTTTTCCATAACAGGATAGTACAAAAGATCTGCGTCATTTCCACCAAATGTTTTTAAACTTGGTAATGTATATCTTAACCTAATATCATCTGTACCATTCTTTTCAAAATTTTCTTGTATAGCAGGTGATGTATAAAATAAAAATCCAGAGCCACCACCTGGTTTAGCTATGATTGCAACTTTTCCAGTATCTTCTATAAATTTATCAACTTCTTCTTTTAAAAAATTTCTATACACAATAGATTCTGATTGATCATAAGGAGATATACCAGTGGCCATATCTATGCCTTGTTGTACTTCTTGTACGAAATCTACAGGTAACGTGTAAACATATCTAGGTCCAGAAAAAGAATAACTGTTGTATTGATTTGCAAAAGTATTATCACCCTCTACTAATGGTTCTAATGCTTGCATAGAATTTTCTACTATTTTTGCATTACTAGCATAAAACATATCTAATGAACTATCAGTTGTAATACCTATTTTTGCATCAAATACTTCTAGAGTTGTAATAAGCTGTGCAATAAATTGTCTGTCAGAAATATCTTTTCCTATTAAAGAATCTAAATTATTTTGTAATTCTTCTGATGTCCTTGCACCTGCTCCCAACTGTTGTAGTTGTTGTGAAGTATAATTATCTGCACCATACGCATCAGTAACAACACCTCTGTTAGCTAAAACTGTGTCTATTAAAGTTTGTTTCCATTCTTCTTTCATTATGTCTCCAATGGTAAGTACATACCGTATTCAGCAAAAACATCTTGATCATATATTAAATCTTCAACAAAATCTTTTCGTTCTTCTATATATGGTAGCAATACTCTTTGCGCAACGAAGTAAAAATCATCATTCTGTAAAGTAAGTTGTGCTATTTGATCTCTGATAAATCTACGTTCTTTTATATATTTTCTAGATGTTCTCCATCCATCTTTGCTTAATCCCTCTGCAAAAGATTTTTTACTAAATATATCAAACAAATTTAGAATCTTAACTAAATCTTTTCCTACTTTTGTATTACCTAATTTAGGTTCGTCTGCCCACTTACGTAATTCTTCTACCTGTAATTCTGTATTTATTGTTGCAGGTAAACCTACTATTGTTTGATCATAACCAGGAAACTTATCTCTTGCTTGTAATTGTTGTAATGCTAAGAATCTATTTCTTTGTTTATTTTGATTAGGAACATTAATATTAAACAGCTCTAAAGACTGTTGTCTTTTATTTTCCATGTAAAATTCACCTAATGATTGGTTTCTTTTAGCTATCCATTCACTTGGTTTTAATGGTTCACGTGTTTCATTAACAAGTGTGTTTATGTATGCCTCATAGTTAAATGGTCCACCACCACCTTTAGGTATTGCAAACTGTGCGGTATATGGATACTTTTTAAATAAATCTTTATTGTTTCTTTCAAACTCTGAACCTTTTTCATCTACAGGTCTTGGTTCTACAACAACAGATTTTGGTTGCACAATGTCAAGTGGATTAAATCCAAAAGATTCTATAAAGTATTTAGTAGCTCCATAGTTATCTCCTGGTGCAAAAGCTAATTGATCTGTTCCCTCTATAGTTGGAGGTGTTTCTAATATTTCTCTATAATAATTAGACAATGATTGCATCGCCCACACCGTACCATTGTTTTTAGGATCATGTATTTCATACCTTGCATTTAATCCTGTTGGTCCAACAAATTGTGAAAATGCTTTTATAAGTGTTAAACCTCTTGCTATATTCTTAGCTTTGTTCATTAATTGTGCTTGTTGTTCTGGTGTATCATCTATCTCACCATTTGCTTTTAATAATCTAAATACATCTATTTGTGTATTACCTGCTACACGTGTTATCTCATTAGTAGGAACATCTTCGTCAAAACCTCTAATAGCTCTCCAGGTATTTCTCATCCATGCAGGAATACCTGCAGCTCTAACTAAGTCTCCGGCATCTTGTACGTCTGGTAAACCATAAGGAAACACAACTTTTTTAAATTCATCAAAAGTTGGATTACCACCAAAAAATGCAGAAAATGGTATGGCTACCATAGGTCCAACACCAGGTATAATATTTAATGCTAAGTTTAGAGAACTTGCATAACCAGGCAATCTTATATCAGTTTTTCTATCTTCACCTAAAGCAATGTTACTTACAATCTCACCACTAAATGGATAATAAAATACATCTTCACCTGTTATCTCATCTTGTGCAATAAATCCTTGGCCCTCTACAGGACTAAATGGATTATCTTCTCTAAGTGCATTTACAGTTACTTGACCTTTTCTAATTACTTCTGGATTTTCTGCGATAAGTTTTGCCCATGTTGTCAAAATTTCTTTGTATGCATTACCAAAAGGAAATATAGCACGCATGTTATAAAAGAATTTGTTATTTTTAGATAAGTCATAAAGTAAATCTTCTACACCTTGTAATGCAACAGCTTTTGCAACAGTGTCTATTTGATTAAAAGATGTAGCATCATTTGTAAAACCAGATGCTTTGTATAATTTATTTCTTTCAGCAAAGTATGCTTGTTTTTTTCTATCAAATTTTCTATTTATATTTAATTCAATTTTATCTAATCTTTCATTTATTTGTTTTCTAATATCGTCTATTTGTGATTTTGTATTTTCAAATGCAGCTATTTGTCTATCTAATTGCTTTTGTGTGCTATTTAAATTTGTTTGTATTCTTTTAATATCTTTTTTAATACTTGGTTGATCTGCTAACTTATCTGCAAATTTATCAAAATTTTCATCCCAATCTTTTTTCATAGCTTTCCATTCTTTACGTAATTGTGCTTTGGAAAATTTGTTGAAAAAATCTAATTCATCTTGTGCGTTGTAATAACCATCTTCAACAGCATCTTTTAAACTTTGTAAGAACTCATCATATTTTGTATTCCAATCATTAACATCTTCTATATCCCACCAATCATAATAATATTCATCTAACACTGCAGGTGTACCATCAAATTGTTCTTCAATTAACCTAGCAACACTTGGTGGTTCTACATTTCTTGCATCAGTTTTTGATACAAGATGATCTAATACTTCTTTTTGTCTAGCTACTATTTCTTCTAATCTTGCTATAGCAGGTCTTTGATATGCAATAGTTGTTTGTATTTTTTGTATAGTTTCTGGATCTCTTTTAGCTTGTCTGTATGCTAACGATCTTTTATCTTTCATTGGTAATTTCTTTTTCCATTCGTAATCGCTAGCTATTCTATCTACAGGACCAATTAATTCTAATTCTGCATCTCTTAACTCTTGTATTTTTTTGTCAAATTTTATAGCTCTTCTACCTGCTAACCTACTAGGAGATACTCTTCTTTTATTAGATCCTTTTTTAATTAACTCGCCATCAATAAAATCAAAATCTACAACAGTGCCATCTGTATATTTTTTACCTTTACCTATATAATATTTATCGCCTTGAAATTGTTCTAATTCGTCAAGAAAAGCTCTTTTATCTTTAGCGTGTTGTTTTTGTAATTTTTCAATATCTTTTCTAAAACTTACAGATACGTTGCCTGCCTCTGCATCAATTTTATTTAATCTTTCTACTTCATTTTTAAACATGTCAAGATTAATTTGTACATCTTTTTTAGAAATATTTCTTGGTGTAAATCTTAATCTAGACATTAAATTAGCATCAGGTATATTTGCTTTTATAGCACCTTTTATAGATAAATACTGTCCCTCTGTATATATTGTTCCACCATACAATAATCTATCACGCATACCTGGACTCATGTAAGGTAACATGTCATATATCTGTCTCCAATATATTTGTCTAAACACAGGTGATCTAGATAATGTGTCTGTCTTTGATCCCATAAATCTATCAAAGTTTCTAGTTGTAAATTTATCCCATGCATTTGTAGCATCTAAATAATCATCAAATGGTGCAGTTATATATTGTGGTAAATTTTCAAAATTTTCGTCAAGTGTATTTACAAGCGCTTTAAAATTATCTGCCTTAACACCTTTTTGTTTTCTAAATAATTTTGATCCTTTAGATGTTAATTCTTTAAAAACTTCGTCAAGTTCTATACCATCTATTGCACCAGACTTTATCATAGTTAATAAATCATCACTTGCTTTTAATCTTCTTGATATTGTAAATGGATTATCTTGCACTAAATCAATAGCATTTACATCATTAATATTTACAAGTTTTTCTAGCAAATCTCTTTTTTCATTAAAATCACCACCAGATGCTCCAACAGCTCTAGCCTCTAATGCTTTTGCAAATGAGTACCTACCACCTACTGTTCCTGCTGATCTTCTAAATGACGGACCACCTTTGTTATATAACTTAATTATTTCTTTTGCTCTTGCAGATTTACCCTCCATCCATTCTAACAATCTTCTTTGTTGTTGTGCAGGAGTTAATAAATCACCTACATCATTTCTATATAAAAATCTAAACAAATCATCATTATGTAATTTTGCTACCTCTGCTAAAAAATTTCTTAAATATTCGTTATACTCACCTGTTCTTTGACCACTAGATGCTCTACGTATAATATCTTTTTTAGCAAGTATTTTATATTTATGTGGTCCTGGTTTTTTTTGTCCTTTACGTTCTCCACCAAAATAATAATCATTATTGTTTACACCTGCAATCCTTGATGATGCTTGTTGTGCCTCTACTGCATCTGAAAATGGATCTCCAAATAAATCATTATACGTTACACCTTTAGAGTTCCATCTTTTAACTTTTGCTGCATCATCACTATTTGTAATAAATTGAGACATCCAAGACAAAGGTCTACTAAAAATTTGATCGTAACCTCTAGCGTACATTCTTAATTGTTCTTCACCAACAACACGTACGGTCCAAGCACCTCTTAACAATACTAAAGGTTTCCATATTTCTGACATGTAATAGTCTGCTATTTTTGTGCTAACACCTTTAACAGATTTTTTATCTCCTAATAATTTATAAAGTTTGCCAACTTCTAAAGATTCATCAGGACCTTTAAACAAATCAGGAACAATAGATCTTAATAATCCCATACTGTTATATGCTTTTGCTAATCCTTGTGCATCAGGTAACGGTATTGTTCTATTTATAAATTCTGTAAGTAATTGTGGTCCAGGTGTAGCTGTAGGTTTGCCGTCAATAATTGTTGGTACAAAGTTTGTTGTAGTTGCTACATTTTCACCTGTAACTGCATTTATCCAAAATTTTCTATATTCAGGTAGTTCTTCATCAAATATTCTTGTTATAGCCTCTGCATCAGGCCTAGACACTCCACCATCTTCTATCAGATCATTTGCTGTTCTAGCCATCATATCTCTCACTACATCAAATAATGCTGCCTCATCTCCCTCTTCAATCCTAATTAATTGATCTAAAACTTCTGATTTATCTTTACTAGATAATGTTGTTTGATCCATCCATAATTTTGTTTGTCCTATAGTTTGTTCCATCTGGTCTATATCTAAAAACCTATAAGGTAAATCTTGTGCGTAAGATGCAATTATTCTACCTGCTCTAGAGTTTTCCATAAGACTTGCTTTTAATACTTTTCTTGCACCGAATAATTGTCCTGCACCTTTTAATCCTGGATCTAATCTAGAACCTAAAGCACTTTCTGCTAATCTTCCTGTAATTCTACCTAAAGCACCTACTGTAGGTCTTTCCATACCAAAACCTGCAACCATAAAAGGATTAGCTAAATATTTATCATTTAGTAAAGCACGCACAGCTTTTTCTTTATTTTCTAATGGTCTCTTAGATACTTGTATCTTTCTAAAATCATTTAATATTTCTGGATTGTTAATACCAGTTAATGTTATAAATCTATTTGTATCATCATTGCTTGCTAAAAATCTTACTAAATCTTCTCCACCATCGTCATAATCTAAATAATTATTTACTTGTCTTTTATTGACATATTTATATTTACCTGTGTCATTAATACCTAATGTCTTTTTTTGTGCATTAGTAAATTCACTAGATCCTTTTTTACCTTGTATACCTTTTTTCTTTAAACTTGCAAGTAACTCATCTGACGGTGTTAACATTCTTCTATTTTTTGTAAGGTTTTTAATACCTAGTCCAAAATAATTTGCAGGATCTAAAAACATAATTTTACCCATATCAATTATTCCTGACACTGCATCAAAACCTTTTGTTCCTGGTTCCATAAATAAATTTGCAGTAGCACGACCAAGTGATATAGGCATGGCTACAGGTTTACCGTCTGCTCCTCTTGTAGTAATTGTAAATTGTCCTGATTCTTCTTGCGCTCTTTGATCTAGGTCAGTAATAGGATCTCCTAAGAAATCATTAATTTTTTGTGCAGCTCTGTCTGGTGCCATACCTTTTTGCACCATATATTGATATTCTTCATAATACTTAGAGTTAGGATTAGTAGAATCAAACTCATCACTATCTGGTAAAAATCCCTCACCAAGATTTACTCTATTACCTTGACGTAATTGATTTACTACTTGCCTAACAGTTGATTTGCCAGATTGTGCGTATGCATCTTGAAATGTAAGTTTGTCTGCTTGATCACCAAATGTTGATGCAATAAATGAGTTAATAGGCCTATCTACTAAAGTTCTATATGCATCTTCTAAACCTAACAAACCAAAACGTAATGCACCTTTAAAACCATTACCAACTCTAGCTAATAAATTTTGTTGGTTATGTTCTGTTATTCTTGCAGATACTTCTCCTAATACTTCTGCCTCTGGTTTTACTTGTAATAGTGTTAAGGCAGATATAACATCTGGTGAAAAGTTAGGATACATCCTAGATATAGAAGTAGCTCTTGTTGCATCATCTACTGATATATTATCTTTTGTTTGTTTATATTTTACTTGTCGATTATATATTTCTTCATACAAATCACGTTCCTGTGCAGGATTGTCAAAATAAAAAACTCCCATTAGTTTATATCAGGACTTTGTTTGTACACACTCCCTTGACTCATAAGTAACGATAACAATTCATCTGTAGGAAATACTTCGGCCATAGCTCTTATAAGCATCATTGAGTCATCTTCTAAATATGTTTGTTTTTCTGCACCTGTATCTGTTACAGGCATATCTTGATAATTAGTTGGTGCTGTTAAGTTAAACTCATCTACAGGATTTATTTGTGCAGGTTGTGTCATTTCTTGTGCTTGCTCTGCTTGTATACCTTGCAATGCACTATTACCTTGTTGTACTTGTTCTACTAATTCACCCTCTGCACCAAAAGTTTCGTCTTGCATCATACTTCTAGCATCTTGTTGTGATACATTTAAATCTGTTCTTTGACTTAATGCTCCTGGTCCACTTACTGCGCCACCTCTTCTACCTCTTCTTCTAGATGATCCATTTGCCATTATCGTCCTCCTCATTAATGTCATCCATAAAATTTTGTATAGTCTTTTTAAAAATTACAAAAAAAGCAGGTAACTGTACAACTTCTTGTTCATCAGGAAAAGCATTCATGTTTTCAAACCATGTATCACTAAGTGTGCTTTTAACCATACTTTCAAATTCATAATCAATAAATTCTTGTTCACTATCAAACATTAGGTTGTCCTCCTTGTAATAATAAAGATCTTATATCTGGTGTAGGACCTTGTGGTACAGGTGGTCCCTGTTGTGCCTGTGTTAATTGATCAAGTATTGCTTGTTCATCTTCAGGTGTCTCTTCTTCAGCAGTATAAAATTTATCTAGTATAGATGACATGTTACTTGGATTTTTTCTTATTTGTACTAATGCCATAGTAGCTTTAGGATCACCTTGTGTAGCTTGTACTTTTAATGTTTCAAACAAAACATCTTCGGCCTCATCTTTTGTAATTCTATTATTTATCTTTTGTAAATTTTCTAGACCATCCATGTTTTCTTGCAATGTCTCCCTGTCAATAATACCTGCTTGTAATAATTGTAGGCCTGATACAATTTTAGTTGGTTCATCAAATCCGGCCATAACACCATATACTCTACGAGTATCGTACTGACCTGCTATATCTGTAGATGGTACATATTGTTCTGAAAAAGCTGCTCCGTTAGCAAAACCACTTAATGGTTTCTTTTTATCTTTATTTAATATTTCATCCATCTCTAATCTTTTTTGATCAATTTCTTCTAATGCAGTTTTCA